AACTTTGCCGTCAGCATACACATATAAACTAGTTGGTTCTTTAACACCAATGGCATAACTCAATTGTACAGTACAATTATTTGCTTTACCAGATGCTACAATATTCTTTGCCAAATATCTAGTCATGTATGCCGCTGATCTATCAACCTTAGTACAATCTTTACCTGAAAAAGCACCGCCACCATGTGGAGCATAGCCACCGTATGTGTCTACAATAATCTTACGTCCTGTAAGTCCTGTGTCTCCATCTGGACCACCTATAACAAATTTACCTGTTGGATTTATTAGGTATTCTGTGTTGCTATCAATTGGCGCACTTGCTTCTTCTAATGATGCTATCACCAACTGTTTAATTTTATCTCTTGTTTCATCTAATGAAAATTCTTCTGTGTGCTGACTGCTACACACTACCCTACTAACTCTAATAGGATGATTAACCTCGTCATATTCCATTGTCACCTGTGCTTTACTATCTGGACCAATCCAGTTAGCACCACCGCGTCTTTCTTTGGCAACATGTTGTAGTATTTTATGACTATAGTAAATAGCACTTGGCATATAATCTGCTGTTTCTTTACAAGCATATCCAAACATAAGACCCTGATCGCCGGCTCCAAAGTCATCTGTGCCTAAGGCAATATCGGGTGACTGGCCATGTAACTCGTTATAAATTTTTAACTTATCCCAATGGAATCCGTCTTGTTCATAACCAATTTCTCTAACAGTTCCTCTAACAATTTCTTCAATGTGATCGTTGCTAATTGGCACGCCACTCTTGTATTCACCTGCTATAGTAACCATATTTGTTGTTACTAATGTTTCTACAGCCGCTCTATGAGTTGTGTTGCCTGCTATAATATAATCAGCAATTCTATCAGATATCTGATCTGCTATTTTGTCTGGGTGTCCTTCTGACACACTTTCACTTGTAAATTCATACATACTACTCTCCTGTATTTAGGCCTAGGCCCTGTCTAATTAGATCATCCTCTTTAACAAAGATGCCATCTACCATTCTTCCTTTTCTGTCTTTAATATCGTCATACGCAACTTGTAAACATTCTTCTATACTAATATTGTTGCGTTTCATAATGTTAATCATTACAACCATCATGTCACCTAAATCATCTCTGATATCTCTACCTTTACAAACATTGTCAGATAGTTCTCCCATCTCTTGTATAAGTTTCATAACCTGATCTTTGTCTGTAGCACCATCAATAAGATTTCTATCTACATGCCATTGCTCTACTAACTTAACTAATTTATCCATTATAGTTTACCTTCTTTTCTCATTTGTTCACGAATTTTAGTAGCACTTATATCATGTGTAGCATCATCAAACACTTCTTGTTCAATCTTATATCCTACACCTCTACCATATGTAATATTTAAAATATTTGGTACAACTTCAATTTTAACTTTACCAGCAAATTCGCATAGACTCTGTTGTAAGTTTTCTATAACTTCATATGCTGGATAAGGATTAGAGTCGTCTGTTGGCATATCTCTAACCATCAACACCACTTGTTCATGTTTTGCCATTGCTCTATCAAACAATGCTTGGTGTCCTGGGTGCCAAGGTTGAAATCTTCCTAGCATCTGTGTTGTAGGTGCTCGGTTATTCCATATAAATCTTTGCCCAATTTCATAAGCAATTATTTTAGCATCTACATCACCGCGTTGTTCTTGTACATTGTAATCTGTTGCTACAGGTCTTTGAAATACTTTGTTAGTATCTTCAAACCTGCCTTCCTCTATGGTGTCTACAAATATTTCATAGTCAGCAAAGAATTTATTCCTAGCACTTTCAAAAGGTGCTACAAAGTCTGCTATTGCGATTTTGCCTTCTACTTCAGCATTTACACACAAATCTATCATTCGTTGATTTTGTCTTAATCTGCCTTCGTCACTAAAGTCCCAGTCATCTGCTTCTTCTCTTACTTTATCTGCGTTGAACCAGGCAACTTTATCACCTAAGTATTCAACCAGTTTTTCAGCCAAATATGTTTTACCACTCCCTGGTAAACCAAATATTAAAACTCTCATTTATTCTCCATTTTCTTTTTCATACTCTACATTATCGTCAAACTCAGTTAAGCAGTCTTCGTCGAGCTCACTGTACTTTTCGTATGAGTCGTGCCACTTAATATTTAACCAACCTACAGCGGCATCATAACTTTTACCGGTTGTATCATTGTAGTCGTAATTAGTATCAAGTTCTTCCTTGTCGTAGTACACTCTATCTACTAATTCACATAGATTTGTTTCTACAATACCAAATCCTAATTTATATCTATCAAACGGCTCTTCTATGTCAATAAACCAGCAACCAAATGAACCTTTTTCACTGCTGTGAAATGCTAACACAGGAATAACTTTATCGTCTGCTTCCTCTGGTTCTTCGTTGCCAAAGTATCCGCCTTCTCTACTATACATACATATAGCATCGCCTTCCCATACTTCTTTTTCATAGTCCCAATCATCGGACTCGTCTGTGGGTACTTCATACACATGAAATCCGCCGTCAGCATAAGGACCGTTAAGATGTTCGATATCGTCACATTCCCACATGTAGTAATCTTCTTTTGGTATAACTACTGCTTCTGGATCTTCGTGTTCGTCTGTATCGGTTATTTCGGGCTCTTCCCAATCTTCTGATTCTAACACTCTTTCTACTAGGTCATCATTATCTAAATCAACTGCTTGTTGTACAAACGCATTCCTTACTTTGCCTATTACTAGTTCGCCGCCTCTGTTGCCGCCTTCTACTCTATATCTATATTTTGCCATTTTTTCTCCTTAAAATACGTCACTTAAATCTACTGGATCTGGAATCTTGTTTGCTTCTTTAACAAAAAACACACACTTAGGAACTTTTCGATTTTCAATTGGTGTAACTAATAAGTGTCCGTGTTTTAATTTTGGAAAGAACCATTTAACTTCTTGATAAATGTTTGTAATAAACACTTCTTCTATTTTAGGAATCTTATTATCCATTGGATTAAATACTGGTGTCTTAAATCCTCTATTGTTAAGACTTGTTAGCGGTATTATTTCAATTTCAGAATGACAGTCATCGTCACATATTGCTATACTCCAGTCCATTGGCATTTGAATTTCATTGCCGCCTATGTTTAGCACCATTGCCGGTGAATAGAAACTTTCAAGGAACACCAGTGGGTGCCAAAAGTAATCGTAATATTCTGGATCTGTTACATCCAGTACACAATACCTTAAGTCGTCAATTTGATCTGGTACACTATCTAAATTGTATACGTTATTCTCTACCGTTAATATATTCATAAATACTCCACTTTTGTAATTTTATAAGGGTATTGAGCCTCTTTATAAAACTTTTTTCTTTCTGTTAAATGTTTTTTACTATATTTTAATGTGCTAGTAATATCGTACACATTTACAAAGTCCTTATCCTTGGCTTTACGAATTCCTCTGCCAATACTCTGTATTACTCTAACAAAACTTTTGCCAGGTTCTACTAAAACTAAATTAAATATTCTTGGTATATTAATACCAACTGCCGCTACACCATATGTAGCAACAATAACTTTGCCTTCTGCTTCTTTTACTTCGTCGTAATTTTCCTTTCTTTCTGATGCTTTCATCTGCCCAGATATAAACACCCAGTCTGGGTTTTGTTCAATTAATAACTTTCCTGTAGCAATTCTATCTACTAGTATTAATGTGTTGCCCGAATCTTTAACACCGTTTACCATGTCGCTCATGAACTGTATTCTTTCAGGATTCGTTGTTACCCATTTTAATTCTTGAGCATAGTTACTAAAGCCTACATGCGTATCTACTAGTTGTAAAATGTTTACTTCTAAGTTAGCAAGTACGCCTCTTTCTTGTAATTCTTTAGCACTTAACTGACCTACAATAGGACCAATAGTGCTAGTACATGCTACTGCTTCATGTTCGTCTTTAGGTATAGTTCCTGTTAGTCCCCAACGCACAGGCACATTAGCAAACACACTACTTAGTAATTGTTTAAGTACATCTGCTTTTGCTTTGTGTACTTCGTCTACCATTATACAAACAACGCCTTCTATAAATTCGTTAATATCAAAATCTATTGCTTCTTTGGCTTTGGATTTTTTATGTAATATTTCTAAACTTTGCCAAGTACAAATTGTGTGCGTTTTGTTGTATTCTTTTCTGTCCCCGTAAAAAACACCAACGTCTAGTCCTAAATGCTTGTAGTCCGCTTCTGTTTGCGTTACAAGGTCCTTATTAGGCACTATCACTATTGTTCTACCATACTTCTCACATTGGTGGCTTAGTGCGGCCGTTATTAATGTTTTACCAGCACCTGTGGCAATCTCTTGTAAGCATTGCGGTGTTTCTAAAAACTTGTTAATTATTTCTACTTGATAGTCTCTAAGTATAATTGGTAAACCTTCTGCTGTATGTCCTTTAGGCCAACTATACTCGTCATACGCATCTTGGTCAATCTTATCAAATGTTAACTCCCAGTGATGTCGCTTATCGTCTACCACTACATCGTACCCTAACTCTGCTACTACTGGTATAAGTTTATCAAGTAAGTTCAAATAACTTCTACCGCCTATATCACAGAATCGCACACACCCGTCCCAACGGCCTAATTTGTATGCTGGCATGTGAAAGGCATATGGTAAAAAGTATTTACATGTATCGGAAAGTTTCCGTCTAGTGGCTACATCTAAGTCGTGAAACTTGATGTTTACCTCATCTCTAATCTCTAAACGTGTAGTTCTTGTCATAATATCTATTATACATTAATTATAAGTATTGTCAATCTGTTTTAACATATTAATTAATATATCTTTGTGCCTAGTGTGATCTAAAAATAATTGTTGGTTGTGTTCTAATTTTTCTTTTATGGACATGTAATCAACATCATTAGTTAATTGACTTAATACCCCATCATATCTTTGCTCGTGTTCACCTATACTGTCAAACGAATAATCAAAAATTTCGTCATACATTTCAATATCAAATACTTCTTTTAAGTTAGCATGATAGTTTTTATCTGCTATACAAATAAAAGGATGACAATTAAAAATTGGCTTTAATGTTTTTTCTGTTGTAAAAAAGGTATTCTCAAAGTTATGTAAAGGCATAGTACCGGATGACGCATCATTCATTGCTGAACTTTCTGTAACCAAATTAAAATAAGTATTTAGAAACCAGTTCCTATTAAAAGTATTATCCCATGTTACTCCGTCGTCATTATTAGGTACATCATTTTCTAATAATAGTGTTGGATATTCACTAATTATGTTTTCTCCAGCACCTCGATTTATAAAACTAAATATTGCGTCAGACAGTAAATTATTCTCTTTTACATAATTATACACATATCTTCTGCTTTGTCTATTAACACCATTAAGACAAAGAAACGATTTTTTAGTGTGATTGAGGTGTTCTTGGACACCTATTGGGTTAACTTTAAATTCTTGCGTGTATAAAATATATGTTTGTAATACAAAATATGGTACAGTAATTACATTATCAAAATAGTCATGCTGTTTCATATTTAAATTTGATGTTAATAATGTCGTAGGAGATGTAATATGGCAATGATGAAACTTCATGACGTTAGCCTCGTATAGACCATCAATTATTACATGGATGTTATTATCATTTACATATTCTATATATTCTCTAAATTCTTTTGTAGGATTATTGTTAAGACCGTTAATAATTGGGCGGAAGCCTTTATCTATGTATTCTTTAAACTGATCTAAAGATGTTGCGTCTACAATACTACAAGAATTAAGAAATATTTTATCTAATTTAATTAATCTGTTTAGACTTGTACCGCCTACTGCTATAAAATTATACATCTGCTATCACAGTATTTAATATTGCTACACTTCTTTCGTGTGCTGGTTTATTATGGATAGTACCGTATGAGATACTTGAGGTGCTTGGTAGGAAAGGTGATAGTTCGTCAGTGGTTGCTATTGGTCCAAAGCCAATAATATCTACACCCATATCAAAGTATGTATCGCTATCAATTATTTCTTTATATGTGCATTGCTTATATACATACGCATCTATGTTATGTAATTGATTAACTATTTCTTTTGTTACACTTACATCTTCGGGTATAATTATTCCAGCAATAAATTCTGCTGATTGCAAACAATGTGATTCTATACCCGCAAAGTCCAACTTATTGTTCTGTAGATTTACTGCTAATGATACTGTCTTAGATTGCTCTAATGCGTTAATTGTATCCATGTCGCAGTTGTTAGCAGTTATTACACAGTCTTTAAAATATTGCATTTGGTGTCTGTGAGATTCTCTCATTACAAGAATGCCGCTTAGTTTGTCTGTAAAACTATTGTATGATTGGCAGTCTATATTAACATATTTAGACCACTGTAAGAATTTTTCTATTGTGCTTTTGTAATCAATGTTGCTGTTCCACGCAAACTCTATAGGTATTAAGGTTTTCTTGTCATTATAGGATACGACAATATTATCTGTGTCGAATGTTATTGTTGTAGCGGTTTTTACTTTTTGATCGTTTGTAATGGTATACGGAAACCATTTAAAAAATGTACTAAAAATATCATAAGTTATATCATCTAAAGAAACCTTGACAATATCGTCATCTGTAAGGTTATCAGAAATTAATTCTTTGAATGTATGTATCAGCAAGTAAATAGTCTCTATAGAGAGATGTCTTCCATTCCTGCTGTTCTCAATTTGACTATGTGACCTATTTGCCATTGTTTTGTGTCTAATCCCTTCATGATACCAAGATATTTATTTCTTAACAAACTGAATTGATTGGCCAATGAAGTTAAGTTAACTACATCGTCATCTCCGTCGACATACTTGTCAGCGTCTCTGCTTGTTAAAGTTCTGTTATAACTTTCTAAAAAGTTTCTAAATACCTTACTACGAGTTTTTCTAAGTTGAATATTAATATGCTCTAGGATTGCTTCAATCTCTTGTAGTTGATTAAAGCGGTGCTCTGTTACACCGGGCAATGACGCACTATTACGCTCTACATTGCCCTTAATAAAACATTCTTTTTTAGCATCTAGTAATTCAGTTTCGTAATAATCTATACAATCAATTATATTGCTTAAATTATCAGAAACTTTGTTATACCAACCTGCCATTGCTAATCCCAGTCCTCTTCTTCATCGTCATCTTCTTCGACTTCATAGTATTCTTCGATGGCTTGCTTTAGATGTCTGTCGCAGTCGTTAATCCCAACTTTGTCATAATCTAATAAACCATTTTCGTCAAACACTCTTACAAGTGAAGCACATGCTCCGTCTCTTTCTTTGGTACTGACGCTAGGTTTAACGGATTCCCAAGTTTCGACAATAAGACTCATATCAATCATTCTACGTTCTCCTCGTATACTGAAGGGTCATCCAATTCGGTTTCGTCAATATCATCTTCAATATCAACTGGTACCACTTTAGGATTCATATCCCATTCGTCTATAATTATCTGAAGTTTCTCATGAGTCCAACCTTTTCTGAACTCTTTGATCTCTTCGCCTGTTACTGGTGATACATATAATAACTTGTTGCCTGTCTTTTCAATAATGCCTTTTTGTTCAAGCATTTCTACCATACCACTGTATGGATCCATGCCTGTCTCATAAGGAATCTTAATCTGTACACCTTCAAACGGTTTGCTGTAACGTGACTTCATTACTTTACATGCCGCTCTAATACCCTGTACTGTTGAAACTTTATTTCCGTCTAAATCTTCTTTTAGTTTTAGTTTCTTAATAGCAACTACAATACTACTTGCGTACACAAAGCCTTGACCACCGGATATCTTATCATCCGGGTCAAACATATCTTGCGATGCGTATGTGTGGTTAGTACAAACTAATCCAATTGGATAAGGTGCTAATTGGTTTACAGTATTTCTTACTAAGGCTGTTAATGCCTTTGGCTTTCTACCCATATCACCTTTCATATCACCTTTTTCAAATTGTGCTACGTCAGTTGGTGTAAGTAACATGCCTAAACTGTCTACTACAAATAGTAACTTAGGCATTTCGTCATACTCTAAATCACCGTAGTTAGACTTGTAGTCTTTCATGAATTCTGAAATAGACTTTGCTACATCGTCGATCATTGATACACTAATTTTTAATAGTTTAGATGGATCTGTGTCAACGTTTAGTGCTTTTAGCCAATCCTCATCTAGTGCGTTCTCAGAGTCAAATAATACTACTTGACATCCTTTCTCTTGAGCACTTCTTACTAAGTTTCCAGAACAGATAAAACTTTTACCTGAACCCGACTCTCCTGCGAACACACTCACTTTGCCTAGTGGTATGCCTTTGTTAAAATCACCACTGATCAAATAATTGAGTGTGTGGTTGCCTGTGCTGATCCAATCAACTGGATCGTGAAAACCGGCACTTATACCACTAATGCTCTTAGTGATGCCAGTTCTAAATTTGCTTAAATCAAATGGTTTCTGCATTTTTTTCTCCGTATATATTTCTGTGTTTTAATTCCTGTTTTAATTTTGATGCCCAATGCTTGTGGCCTGCTTCATTGGCATGGCCGCCGCTCATTTGTACATCATCAAATCCTGTGTTAAAAACATAGGACCAATAGTCCATGTTTTCTCCTCTCAAGTAATTGTCGCATTCCGTTGCTGTATACAATGCTTTATCTGTTTTATGATCACCGTTCCATTCTAGGACATCACCTGACTCTGTTTCAGCCTGGTTAATGTGGTTATTCATTACATCAAACATTATATATGGAATGTTTTTATTTTCTAAAAGATTCATTGCGTATAGAACTGAACGATATTTCTGTGCTAGTAGATCGTCTGCTGTTGTAATAGGTAAAAAGTTTTTCCAGTTGTTGTATTGTTCCGGAATATCTTTCCACTCAGGATTAAGCCAAGAATTAACGTTTGCGTATTGGTAATCGCCATTCTCATTTAATCCAGTACAGTATTCAAATCTACCAATTACTGTCCAACCAATAACAACTAGGTCTGGCTTGTCGCCGCTTGTTGTTAAGTATTCTAGTAATGATCTTTCTATTCGCATATTACTACCACCGGATACTGCTAAGTTTACAACTTTGTCAAAACCAAGTTGGTCACCTAACTTTTGGGGATAGGCTAATTCGGAGTTAGCAGGATCATAGTGATTGTCTTCACCTAATATCTCTGCGCCGAATGTGTGGCTATCGCCTAGTGCTAATAATGTACTCATAATTACCCTTAAAAAAAGGTAGCCTTACTAGTAGTCTGAAATAAACAGGACCAAGTATTCAAATTCCTAAGTAAGGCTACAACCCGTCAACTACTGCTGACGGTTCCTAATCATCGCTAAAATGTCTTCAGCGGATGCTTTAGAATCAGTAGTAGGAGTATTGGCAGAAGCCGTCTCTACAACTGGTGCTACTACAGGAGCAGGTGTCTCAACTACCGGAGCAGGTGTTTCCACTGCTGGTGCTGTTACAGGTGCTACTGGAGTTGTGCTTTGTGCCGGTGGAGTTGTTGCTTGTAACTTCACAGGAGCAGATTGACCATTAGGTCTAAAGTGCTCTCCGTATTTGTCGTTATCAAACAACTCACCGTTAACTGAATCTTGGAACATTTGATAAATTATATCAACTTCCGCTTCAGTTGGTTTCTTAGGTAAGTAATCTTTTAAGTTATATAGACCGTTAGTGTCTACTGCGGCAAGTTCTGTCTCATCTAGAGATCTTTCCTTTCTTGCCCATTTACTTGTACTGTAATCAGCATACTGACCTTTCATGGTTTTTGATAACCTAAAGTCTGTGCCGTTTACATAATCTGTTGGAATGTTTTCCATATCCGGGTCCATCAACGCACCTTTAATAATATTAAAAATTTGTGGTCCAATGATAAATCTTCGGATTGGATTTTCTGGGGTTGTATCTTCTTGAAGTGGACTATCTGTTACATACCCTTGGAAGATGTAACTTCTTTTCTTCCAATATTTACGACCCATGTCCTCTAATGAAGCGTCCTTAAACCAAGGTCTAATTTCATTATGTACTGGACATTGTTCTCCCCACATTTCCATACAAGGTACTTGTACAGTAGTAGGTTTCATGTCGCCACCCTTTATACCTGGGAACTGCAAACGTATCATTTGTCGTTCTGTCCAAAAGAATGTGTTACTGGAATCTCCGTCAGGTAAAAATCTTAGTGTAGTACTAGATCCTTCTGATATATTCCAAAATGGGTAGATAGCATTATCGCCACCTGTTCTTGATCCGCCGGACTTAGTGTCCATTGCGGCTAGTTTTGCTCGTATTTCAGCCAAATTTGCCATGTGTTTCTCCTATGATTGCCATGTTCTGAGTAAAATTAATTTCTACTCATGTGCCTATTATAATGCCTTTTGAGGTTAAAGTCAACCTCTTTTTGCCATGTTATGTAATTTAATTTAAAATTTCTTTTATATTAACTTTACAAATATTATTTATTATCTTTGTGTTATATTGTCTAACTTTCTGGTAAAATTGATGAATTCAAGCATTTCTTCTGTACTACTTGAAGCACTTTCCATGTTAGATTTAGATATTAACTTCTTAATGTTAGTTAATGAGTTCTCGTCTAGTTTACTGCCTTTAAGGATCTTTGTACTACAATTTTCAATAAAGTTCTTTAACACTTTGTCTTCAACAAACTCAGCAATTACTGATAATTTGTGTGCTATTTCAGAGTGTTTACTAGGGTATTCAATTCCTTCTTCTGAAAGAGGAACTTGGATTACTAGGTTATCAATGGTATTTGATATATGTTCGTCCATCTTGTGCTGTACAGATAACAGTTTATTAATTGTTGGAAATGCATTCATTACACTTGCGTCTACATGCGTTTCTGTAAATAAGTCTGTCAGATCTGATTCTTCATTAGTAATCTCTAATGTGTTTGCAAAGTCAATTGTTTCTACTGCTTTTGCGTATGACTTAGCACCACTTAGTTTTTTAAGTGAGTGTCTTAAGTTTTGTACTGATTCTTTTGCTAGTACAACTAGTGTATTGTTTTCTTCGTTTACTAGACCTTTGTTTTCCACATATCTTGTGAATTTTGATAAGTGATCAATGTTGTTAACCATTTCATTAATAGAGGCACCTACAGAGTCATGTACTTCGCCACCGTTGTATACGTGGCGTGCCATTGCTCTAGCACCTGCTAAACTTTTATGCGGTAATGCAAATCTTTCATCTGCTCTTTGAATAAACAGTTTTGATATCTGTCTACTTCTTGCGCCTCTAACTTCTTCGTTAACTGCTTTACCGTGCCTAACAATAATTTTTACTGAGTCTAAGGGTTGGTAACTTGTTTTCATGCTACCATACATTTTACCTAAACTTGCTTCGTCTAATTTTGCTTCTAGATCTTTCATTTTGTTTATCTTTGATTTATATTCAGAGTGCTTAGGTTGAATCGTTTTTCCATAAATTTTATAATCAAAATCAAATGCGTATTTGTGAGCAAGATTTTTAATGCCTTCGTGTACCCTATCCATTTTATCATCTTCAACATGCTTTGATTTACTTAACTTTAATTCTTTATTATCAGTATCAATAGTAATCATTATGTTTGGGTCTTGGCTGTAAAAACGGTGAGCCTCTTCAGCATCTAATGTTTCTTCGCCTAGTTTGTCAGATAGAGCGATACTTATTCCTAAACCTTTTAAGAATTCAAATACTTCATTACCTAAGTCTTCGCTGTTTTTCATATTAGTATTTATCTAAATTATAGATTATAAAACTCCTATAGGCATTGGACCATTCCAATCGTCATCATCACTAACACTTGTTTCTATCTCATCATATATTGCATCTTCGTATTGTGCTATATATGTAATCATTCTAACTGTAACTAAAGTAGCCATAACTAAATCATCACTGCCACCGGGTTTTGCCGCAAATGTTGTACCACGTGCTACAAATTCTTTCAATTCTTTTATTATATTTTTACTACGCAACTTTAATTTGCCGTTCTCTATTAACCTTTTCATTGCTAAAGAACCTTCCATTTTATTCTTATGATGGGTGTGAAAGCCTTTCCTGCTCTTTTTACCTTGTACTTTGTTTGGTTCATGTAAGAATGTACCTGGAAAACTTTCTTCACCGGTATCTCTAATGACTACTAGTGCCGCTTCGCCAATAGCATTATTCTCTACTGTCCAGTATATTTCATTAGCACCGTAACTTTTTATTTCTTTTGCTATCTCTCTAAGCAGTTTAACTTGTCCTTCAATAGGTGTTTTGTTGTGTTGCCATTCGCATACTTGATTCATACTTGGTAAATCATAACACACAATAGCCGCATTATCGCCGCCTGTTCCTGTGCTAGGGTCAAGTGCTAAAGCATATATTTTCTTTGGATCAATAGGTTCATACCATCTTATTTGACCACTACGTCTAATTGGATCTATACCTTTCATGTCAACTAATTTCAGTGAATCAATTAGTGTTTCATCGTAAATAATAAATTCACATTCATGCTCACGCCTAAAACGTTCTTCACCAATCCTACTGCGTTCTGCTTTTGCCCATAGTTCATCTCTGTCTGGATGCTCTTGCCAATTAACTCGGAATGCTTTAAAACCATTTGTGCCAACTTCTTGTTCTTCGCCATATTCATCTGTTTGCTGTATTGCTTGATGCCATATATTAGCAAATGTATCGTCGTCACTGTTAGGTGTTGATGTAACAATACACTTACCACCTGTACTTAGTGTAGGTGATAATGCTGTCCAAAATTCACTTGCTATCCTTGGCGGTACAAACGCAAACTCATCTAAGTATACTAGTGACAAGGACATACCACGTCCAGTGTTTTCAGTTGTTGTAGCACTTACTATTCTGCTACCATTGTCAAAACTTAAACTACCTTTGTTATATTCTGTTACACCTGCCCTTATATGATCAGGTACACTTTCATATGCGTATCTAATACGTTGCATAATTTCCTGTGCGCCTGTGTGCTTATGTGCCGCAACAAGTATTGTGCTGTCAGCAACAAACATAGCATACCAAAGTAAGTATGCGGCCGCACATGTTGTTTTACCTGTTTGTCTAGGCAACATGTTAATGCTGTAACGATAGGATGAGTAAGTATGTATTAGCCTTTCCTGGAATTCAAAAGGAGCAAAATCTATGCCACCTTTTGTAGGATGCTGAATCTTTACAAAATTACTCATAAAGTAGGCTGGGCCATCTATTGGGTCCATACAATTAGAAATTTGTTCAATGTGGTCTTCAGTAAAAGATTGCTTGGCAAATGCTTTTTTCGTTAGACTATAATCCTGCGTTCCTTGTGGCATGCAGTTATTTATGTGGGTTTTGGGTTAATTTAAAAGTTTACAGGCTTTTGTAACGATTCATAAGAGCATTTAATATCTCTTTTTTATCGCCACCAATACCATTGTAACCTTGGTCACTTTGTGGTTTAAGATTAATAACTCTCATTTTTGGTTCTTCGCTATCACACGGTGATTCTTCTTCACTGTGATCGTGCCCATGGCATTCACATTCTGAACCTGGCTTGCCGCAATCATCACAAGTTTCTTCTTGTTCTTCATGATCGTGTGCTTCTGGTTCATCTGTACCAATACCAGCAAGTTTAAGTATTTGATGTAATTCATCCATACTGTCTGCGTTTGCTGTAGTTGTTATAGAAGCATTGCCTTGCTTTTGAGTTTTACTGTAAGTGACTCTTTCTTCACTTGAATCGTCGTTTTCACCTGGCATGCCATATGGAGCCGCATTATAGAATGCTTCCATGATGCCTCTCATTTGATCTGAATTATTCATTATTGGCTTACCGGTCCTTGATTGATATCATATGAATTACCTTGTACATTTGGCTTATGTGCTAAACCAATTGCGTCTGCTAATCCTTTAAGATCGTCGCCCATTAAGTTACTCTTGCTAGGGTAATTACGGAAGTAGTCAGCACCTTTTTCATCTCTAACTTTAATAAGTTCAGCAATAAATTTTTCATTAAATTCTTCGCCATATAAACCTAATTCTTCTAGATCTAAAAATTCGTTTTGTGCTTCGTAATGTGTTTGATCATCTTTTAATAGTGTAGAATCTTCCATTGATACTTCTCTGTCTTTATCAAACTCTTCTCTACCTTTAGTAACGTTATCTTCTAACTGTCTAGGACCTTCTGTAGGCTGAATAACAATTTTACTTGGGTCAATGCCTAAGTGTACTGCTACCCATACTTCTAAAAGTCTTTCGTTAATTGGATATTGTAATGTGATGTCACAACTGCTTACTTCTGTTGGACCTTGTATTCCTTTATTTTTAAAATCTAAAGGTTCTTCTTGTATCGGAGTTCTTTTAAAATCGCTAACATCTTGAACACCATACTTACCCAGTATGTTCTCTATAAAGGTGCTGTCTTCGGATCTGTAGTCTCCAGCAAGTTTAATTCTGTAACTGAATGATTTTGAAAAACTTTCAGTGATATATTCTTTAAATGTTTTAGCCATATTATAAAATCTCCTTCGTACTTATTTATCTTTCTTGTTTAAAAAACTGAGTAATTGATTTCTATCCATTACAGCACTATTGTCACTACTGCCCGAATTAGTGCCTTCCATTGCGTCAATACGCAATTTTTTTAATTGTAAATCTATCATACGCAATTTTTTATCTACTTTAGCATTTTTACTATCCATTGCTATTTGTAGCATTTTGCCTGCTGTTTCAAATATTCTACCAGCATGGGCATCTTGTACGTTCATGCCTAGACTCATAAGTTCTTCGTAACTGTCCATTGCTCTTTCGGCAATATTTTCCATGTCGCCGTCGTGCTTTGCTACACCTTCTACAGTTGGTAATGCTGAATCAATTTTTTCGGCATTAGTTAATGCTGTAGTAACTACATCTGTTGGTGTACTTGTAACAGGAACTGCTTCTGTTTCAATGCCCACTTCAATAACTTCTTGCTGAGATAGTTCTTTTAGTTCGTCCATTGACGGTAAGTTAAACTCTTGTTCTAGTTTCCTTGTCATGCTATTACTTATCTTTTCCGTTTCTTGGTGTTGGCATATATGTGATTCTCGTTTAGCACTCTAAAACGAATACCTTTGCGTTGGCACCACTCGTTTGCCGCTGTCCACTTTGCCATGTTTATCATTACTTGCATTTTTTCTGCTTGTCCTCTGGCCTGTTCTAATGTAGTTTGACTGCCTGGTTTAATTTCAATTACTTCCATATGGCGTTTGCCGTGCTTGTCTGTGTACATAACTGTAAAGTCAGGAACGTAAATAGTATGCTTTCCTGTTACAGGATGCCTGTAAGGTATTTTAATATTTTCACTTGCCCATTGAGTAATATATGGATGACTGTCGCACATCTTCATGAATGCTAGTTCCCAACTACTTCTGTAGTAAGGATTTTTAGCACCTACATATTTTTGTGTATTTTCAGGCAAGTAATTGCCCTTGAGGAATTTTGCCATTACGCCCTAATTAAAGGATCAATAAATTTGTTTGTAGTGGATGGTTTTTCAATTTTAAATGATACATTGTTAGGCAATGTGCTGTTAATGTATTTTAAAGTTTCGTCATTAAATTTTATTTTTTGCTTTTCTGATACTATCAAGTCTTTAATCTTTCTATAATTATCGCCCGAGTCCCATTCTGCGCCGGCGTCTGCGTCATATGTTTTTTTAGTAATATATTGGTAAACGCCATCGCCGTCTTTAATCTTATATTCGAATGTGTTGTCTGTCTCAGTAATAATTGTATAATAAGATGTTGGAGTTGTATTGTCTTTCTGTGAAAGATCAAAAAATGTATTAGCATAAAATGTACTTAATTTATGTGTATATCCGCAACGTTGAAAGTCAGCAAATACTTGATCCCTTAGATGAGTGTTGCCGCCTATTATTGTGTCTAACTTTTTTGATGATGTCAGTCTATTAATAACATCAA